CAATGGAAAACATATCGTGGTATGGCATCGAAAGAAGCACAGGTAGAGTGGCGAGGAAAATATTCATCATTTGAGGGTATATCAACTCGTGTGCCGTATCGCGGCCCTATGAAAGATATTTTAGATAACCTTGAGAGAGGTCTGCGATCTGGCTGTTCATATTCTGGTGCAAAGGATATAAGAATGCTTCAAGCAAAAGCAAAAATGATCATCCAGACCGCGGCCGGCCAGTCAGAAAGTATTACACATATCAACAATAGGTCTTGGTAATAATGGAACATAATATTGATTATGGCAAACTGAATAAAAGAATTGTATTTACTGAGAATGATCATCGTCATGTAAACTTTTTAATGAAGTTAAAATCAATCGGTGTCACACAATCTAAATTCTTTAGATATATTATTAGTGGCCTCATTGAGGATGATCCAAGACTACATGAATTCATAGACGATATAAGCGATGTTTCTAAAAAGAAAAAGAAAACCAGCAAAAAGCTACGTACCGCAGGGAACGAGAAATTAAACGATTATGGATTAAATAAAGATGATGTAGAAAACATATTTGATATGATTGCGGAGGAGTTTCCAACATTATGAAAAAGAAACAAAAAGATGGACTGTTGGGATGTTCTAGGAAATGCATTGAGCATAGGCAAGAATGTGGGTTCTCAGAATGTAGGCATTGGATAAACTTTCCCAATGAATATAATTGCTCTCTTGTCTCTGTTTATGAAAATGGACCAATGACTCTTAGGCAAGTAGCTGAGAGGGTGCAACTATCCTTTGCTCGTATTAAACAGATAGAAACAAAAGCGTTAGAGAAGATTAAAAAGCGTATAGGTAGCTTTGATTCTTATTTTTAATGCCGTTATTGTAACAGATAACTACTTATTTTTGAGTTTCTTTAAATAGAAAAGGAGATTTTTTAAAAATGGCTCGTAAAACTTTGTTAAACGAATCCGAGATTCGTAAATTCTTGAAGTTAGCTAACATTACCACCGTTGGCAATCGTAAAATTCAAGAGATGGGCGGCATGCCCGGTGGTGGTGCATATGATCGCGAAGAAGAAGAGGATGAGGATCCCATGGGTGGTGAGCCCGCGGAGCTTGAAGTTGGTGCAGACGAACTTCCAGCCGAGGGTCCTCTTGATATGGAAGAGCCTGAGATTGGGCCCGAAGAGGATGATCTGGGAGTTGGTGATATGGACACAGCAGGCCGTGAAGAGCTTATGGCTGATGTTGTTCGTGCTGTCGCTGACGCTCTCGGAATCGCCGATAGGGTCGATGTTGAGGCCGGTGAGGGAGAAGCAATGGATGACATGGATGCCATGGGTGATGAGCCTTTGGACCTGGAGCCGGAAGCCGCACTAGCACCCGACGAAGGAGGTGAGGAATCACTTGGGGAGCCAGTTGACCTAGAAGATGAGGAAGAAGAAATTCCTCCCATGATGGAAGATGATATTGTATCCGAGGTTGCTCGCAGAGTTGCAAAGCGTCTGCAAGGCAATAGTAATAAAGAGGCCATGGTCGATAATCTTGCGGAAAGAATTCTAAAAAGATTAACTAAATAACTTGACAAAGTAGTCACGAGCGATTATAATAAATTAACCACTAGAGTCTATATACTCTAGTGGTTATTTTTTTGGAGTAACATGCAAATTTTATTATACCTACTTGTTTTTTTGTTTGGGTTTTATACATATAAAACTTTTTTTGTCTATAGAATAGCACACGCTAGCTTATTCATGCTTAGAATGGCTCAACGAACTTCTTTGGAAATGTTGTTGAAAACCATAGAACATCATTCCTACGCAAAAACTTTTTGTGTCAATCAGTTAAATAAAAATGATGGCAGCAAAAAGGAAGTTGCAAGCTATAAAATTTATATGAATAACGATATAGAATTGCTCAAGCAAATGGCAATTAAAGATATGAATAAAACATTGCCAAGTTATTTCGAACACTCAGTAGCATTTGATGATTGGGGCTCTGCGATGGAGTTCTTACAGAACAATACAAAATTTGATAAAGCAACAGGAGCAAATTCAAATGATTAAGAAAATTAAAGAGATAGTAACGGGTGCAACCAAGCCGACTAAGGATACTGATGCCACGACACCCGACGAAGACCAGAGAGTAATTATGGTTGATCCAACTATGTTGCTTGGTAATATGCCACCTGAGCCAGATCTACGCATCATAGGTTTGTTTGGGGATGTTCAAGAAGAAAAGATTGCAGAATTGATTCATGGTTTACTGATGTTAAGTGAAATGAACAAACTATCCGAAGAGGATAAACAGAAGCCAATTGAATTTTTTATTTCCACCTATGGAGGCAACGCCGACGATATGTTTGGGCTTTATGATATTATAAGACAGATCAAAGAAACAAGCGAGATTCATACAATTGGCTTAGGTAAGGTTATGTCTGCTGGTGTCCTCCTGTTGGCATCCGGTACCAAAGGAAAAAGAAAGATTGGCAAGAACTGCCGTGTCATGATCCACTCTGTTATGGGAGGCAACCATGGTTCTCTACACAATATGATGAACGAGCTGGAAGCCATCGAGCAATTGCAGGACATGTATTGTGATGCTCTAATTGAAAACACAAAGCTCACAAGAACCAAACTTAAAAAAATGATAGAACGCAAAGTGAATGTCTATTTATCTGCAGAAGAAGCGGTTGAAATGGGTATCGCAGACATTATTATTTAGAGGAAAACAAATGGCTGATTATATTAAGGATATGTTCGTTGAAGTGAGAGGAGATAATATTCCTCCCATAAGAGAAATTATAAAAGAGAGTTTTATACGAGAGACTCAAGAGATTGATGTAAAAACTTTGATGAGTATGATCGAAGAGGCGGTTGAAGAGTCGGCAGGGACTATAGCTGAAGAGGCACCGAATATAAGCGCGGCATCTGACGATGAAGCTATCGAGATGATCCTTAAGATGATCCCTGATATAGAGGTGTCAGAAATTGGATGGTCCGATGTGCGTACGCCCGGAGCCGGGGGGAATACCGAAGAGATCAAAGGCCCCCAACGAAAATTATTGGAAGGATACCTCAGTAACATCCAGGGCACTGACTTCGCTGATAAAATTAGAAGTGTCTCACAGTTTTATAGTAATGGTATCAGTATGGTTGAAGCCCAAGCCGGCGATGAGAGAACCAAAAGAATCTCTCAGGCCATCTCCTATCTCGTATTCTATAAGACGTTAACGAAGGTTATCACAAACTTTAACGCCTCGTCCGCGGGCTTCAGCTTCGAATCTTTCTTAGCCGCATTAGTAAATGGCTTTCAGTTGAAAGCTAATACCGGAACAATCGCAGATTATGTTGATAGGTCGAGCGGAGAAGAGATTCCAGTCAGCCTTAAACTATATAAAGAAGGCAATTTAGAGGTGGGCGGCAGCTATACAGACCTCGTAAGAGATTTGGTTGATCCTAGATACCCAGGCTCTATTGACGGCGCAATGCGCTATGTTGTTTGCACCAAGACTTTAGAAGGTGACGACTTAGAGCAAGAAGGACAGATCGATTTTTATCAATTCGATTTTAGTCTTAATAATGTTATGGATATTATTGCGCTCTCTAAGCCCAAATCTCAAGAATGTATTCGACTGCCGCGGGAAGTAGCATCCGCATTGGCCAGCGGCCGTGTTGATGGCATTAATTTGACTGATCGCTTACCCGGCGAGGCGAACTTGCCGAGCGATGAAGATTTAGAGAAGAGGTTTATCTCTCACTTTGATGATGGCCTAAAAAGGGCCGGTATAGAATTGTCACAGATGCAAGCCGAAGAATTGTTGCAAGCATTAGATTATGGTAAGAAGGACGAACTATTCCAAGATTGGACGCCGAAATTAGGTGACGAAAAAGTTAACAAGGGTGTTGTGCGCGGCCGCTCTAAGATTAATAAACAATATGTAAAAGACATTACAAAAGATTTGGATTGGTATTCTTCACTTAGTTTGCCTTCTGGGGCAAAACTCCGCTCTGATGCGTTAGCCACACTAGTTGTCGCTGCTAATAATGAAGTAGTAGACGGCCAATCAAAGACGCGCCAAGCTGATGAGCGCGCAAATGAAATCAGGCGCATGGTAACTGAAGGTGAGTTTTTAAGTGTTGAAGAATCAACACGCCAGTATAAGATGCTCGGCCGCCGCCAAAAAAGAGTAGCCATGTTAAATACGTGGGGATATTTAACAAGAGGACACTTCTCTCTAAACCAAAAGCAAGCAACAAACCAAGGTGCCCCCACCAACACAATAGCGATAGGCTCGATTAAGGTTGGGCGTGACGAAGTTGCGAAAGTGGTCGGCAATATTAGAGAGATTCTGAATGAGGAAGTGATGGAAATCTTTCAATCACTTAAGATTCTTTCGGACAGTCTCAATACTTTCTTTGCCGGTGGTTTGTCGGATGATTCACTAGCTATCGCTTCTGTCGACAATGCTGACAATATTAGTTCGAAAAAAATCCTACAACCTGACAAATAAACCTTGACAAACGTTTGATTTAAGCTTATAATATAATATAACTCCGAGGTTTCAATGAGTCGAGAATACGACGACAATCAGACATTACAACAAAAGATCATGAGGGGCGCTAATATATTAGCAGATAATGTAGCCTCCACGCTTGGCCCAAGAGGCCGAAATGTGCTATTGCAAGAGAAGGGCAAAACACCATTCATCACAAAAGATGGAGTCACAGTAGCACAATTTGTGGAACTAGAAGATCCCATAGAGAATGCTGCAGCGCAAATTATTAAGCAAGCTGCCGTTCAAACAAACTCAGATGCAGGAGACGGTACTACTACCGCAACTGTATTGGCGAGAGCTATTCTTAGAGAGTCACAAAGATTTATTGCATCCGGCGTTTCGGCGACAGAACTGCAAAGAGGGATCATGATGGCCGTTGGAGAGGTAGTTAACAATCTAAAGAACTATTCACTCCCCATCAGAAGTATCGAAGACATTGAGCACATCGCAACGATATCGGCTAACAATGATTCAACTATTGGCAAGTTGGTCGCCACCGCTGTGGATAAAGTTGGACAAGACGGCTCTATTACTATTGAAGAGTCGAGATCGTTGGAAACATCAATCGATATTACTGAGGGATTTAAGTTTCAATCTGGATATTGCGCTAGCGCTTTCGTTACTGACGAACGGCGCGCCTCTATGTTTCACGAAGAGCCGCTTATCTTGATTACTGATTATAAGATCTCTGCTGTCGAACCGATCATGCGTATACTGGAAACGGCTGCCAGAGAATCGCGACCATTAATATTTGTTGCAGAAGAAATTGAAGGCCAAGCATTAGCCGCAATGATTATGAATGCCATGCGCGGAACATTAAAGATTGCAGCCATAAAGGCACCCTTATACGGAGAAGAGCGTAGAGAACTACTACAAGACCTAGCTCTCTCAACAGGTGCACAATTTATCACTAGAAATAGTGGCGTTAAATTAAGTGAAATAACATTGCCCATGCTTGGCAGTGCTAAATCTATTGAATGTAATAAATATCAAACAACGATCATTGGTGGCGAGTGTGATTATAAGGCGGTCGACACCAAGATTGAAAGCTTGAAAACACAAATAAGTGAGTCGGATTCCACCCAAGAGTGTGAAAAAATACAGAGCAGGATAGTCCGCTTATCCTCTGGGGTAGCTGTTATTAGAGTTGGGGGAGCAACTGAAGTTGAAATGACGGAGCGAAAGCACCGAGTTGAGGATGCATTAGAAGCGGTCCGATCAGCACTGGACGAAGGAATCGTACCAGGAGGCGGTGTCTCTTTATTGAGAGCTTCTAGTTCGCTGATCATGACGACCAATAGCTCAGACCAAGCGTTAGGAGCTACGGTAATTCAAGCAGCCTGCCGTGAACCAATTAGGCAAATGGCTTTAAACTCCGGAGATTCATCCGCGGACATAATTATAGCTAAAATTTTAGAGCAACCACCTGATTCGAATTGTGGTTGGGATTTTAAAAATCAAAATTTGACAAATTTGTTTGAGAGTGGTATAATTGATCCAGTTAAGGTAACTAGGACTGCGCTACAAAATGCGGCTAGTTGCGCTGGGACACTAATTACAACTAATTATGGTATTATCCAAACGGAGGACAAATAATGCAACAAGGAGATTTGGTGCATATCCCACAAGGGACGCAACTCTTTGGTTGTGATAGCGCTGTATTGGACAAAACAGAGAAACCAATAATAGCAGTATTTCTTGAGGACAATACTCTTGGCTGGCAAGGCGGCACTTATACCGTTTACGCCCTAGGCCGGCCCGCCCTCGTGAAAAAGAGACACGTATACCCGATGGAGAATAGCAATGGGATTAGTTAAACTTACCGAGGTGTGCCAAAACGGCGCCCTCACAACCCAACAGAATTATAGTTTGAGAGAAGTGTTTGTTAACCCTGAACATGTTGTGATGATAAGAGAGGAATCAAGAATGCAGAGGTTAAATGAACAAGGGCTTTTACCAGAAGGACTAAAAAGTGAGCACCAGTTCACTAAGCTAACTATCAACAGAGGCCACACTGGCACTGAGATCGTGGTGGTTGGCTCCCCTACGGTAGTTGAGAGTTCGCTGAGTATCACCAAACAGTTATTAAGAGGATAAAATGACACAAAGAGTAAATATTCAATATTCTATTGA